TAAATCAAATATTAGGAACATTAAAGTATTCTAGATAATATTTATATAAAATAATATAACAGGACGTTAAAATGGCTAAATATAAACAACCAAAAAATGAAAAGCATAAAGCTAGAAAAGATTTAAAAGATTACACTATCGACAAAGAAGTCGAAGGAATGGTACCAAATGCATCAGGTGAGTCATTACCTGAAGTTCCTAGAAAAGACGATAAAGAAGTTATCGACGATGTTGAAAACATGGTACCTAAAGTAAAAGATTCTGATAGAGTATATGTTACTAAAGACATGGAAGATGGTGATTCTAAAATGCCATCTAATGCATTAAAACAATTAGTAAAAAATCAAGAAGAAGATGCAAAAGAATTAATTGATACCTTATCAAAAAAAGATGGCGGATATATGACACAAATAGAAAAACTAACTAAAGAGCAAAAAGAACAATTAGTAAAAGAAATCATAAAAAGAAAAGTTGTTAAATTTTTATCTGAACAGGCATTAAATACTCTTAAAACAGAACAAGATGATGAAGAAACTGATTCAACACCAGAAGAGCCAGTTGCTGATACTCCAGAACCAGCTCCAGCGCCAGAAGCACCTGCAGAACCAGCTGATGCCGCACCTGCTCCAGAACCTGCTCCAGAACCTGAACCTGCTCCAGAACCAGTAGAAGAGCCGGCAGCAGAAGAGCCTGAATCAGAAGAAGAAACAGCTGGAGATGTTAGAATTGAAAAATTTATTGAAGCATTAAAACAAAAACCAAGTACATTATTACAAGTACAAATGATGATGAAATCATTGCAATTATTATTACAAGACAAGAATCCTAAACAAAAAATACAATTCTTAGCTTTTATGAAAAAATTAATTGATAGATCATTACAAAAACAAGATCCTAATGATTTAGGATAATTTTAATTAATTAAATTTTATGGCAAACAAGTTACAAAATATAAAAGCCATCCAGAAAATGTTGGATGGTACTCATGCATTTCAAACTAAAAAAACAATTGGATTTTCTGACGCTAAACAAAAAGCTGAAAAAAATAAAGCTAGAAAAGTTGGAGATATATGGGAAGAGAAAATTGGCACTACTATATATCTAATTGAACAGCGCGAAGGATTTCGTGTAAAGAAACCAAAAAACTCAGTTGCAGAAGAAGTTAGAAAATACTTAAATTCCTATCCAAATTGTAAAAAAGAATGTTGTAAAACAGAATTCGGCCCTACAGACGAAAAAATGCGTATTATTCACGGAATGTGTGTTGATTGTGTTATCGATATGGAACATGAATTAAAAAAACAAGGAAAATACGAAGAATATGAACGCAAAAAAATGACTGAAAATGCTAACGCATGGTTAAAAAGAGCTGAACAAGATGTTAAAATGCTAAAAGAAACATATACAAAAGCATCAAGCACAGTTATGAACGCAGACGGATTATTAGAACATTGGTCGGCTAAAATGACAAATGAAGAATTCAATGAAAAAATACAAAAAGAATTCGATAAATTTAAAACAAAGTTTTTAGAAAACTTACATAAAAAGGAAAACAATGATTAAAAAAACATGGAAAATTATTGCTGGTATAGTCGCCGGCATATTTGGATTAATATTTATTTTTGGAAAAAAATCTAATAATAAAAAAGCTGAACAAGCAAAAAAAGAAATTGACAATAACAATGTTAATATTAATAAATTAGATGGAAAATTAGAAGAAGTTAAAAAACAAAAAACAGTTGCAAAGAAAAAAGCAACTACTACAAAAAAACAAATAGCTTCTACTAAAGCTAAAAAAGCAGCACCAAAAAAAGTAGCACCAAAAAAATCAGTTAAATCTGCAAAGGCAAATATTAAAAAGAAAATTAGGAAATGAAAAAATATTTTATTATAATATTATTATGGCCAATGTTTTTAATAGGACAAGAGTCAGATACATATTTTACTGAAGATGAGATTATAGCTATTTCAGAAACATTAGATTCATTGTATTATTTGGATTCAATTAACAATGAAATAATTTCACAACAAGAAATATTAATATCTGAATTAGAAATAATTGCAAAACTAGACTCTATAGACTTAATGTATACAAATAAAAAAATAGAATTATTAAATAGTAATATTGAATTATACATACAACGTGAAAAGTATTTAAAACCAAAATGGTATGATCATAAAGTTATATGGTTTACATCTGGAATAATTACTGCAGTAGCAACAGGAAAAATGGCCGTTGAAGTACTTAAGTGAGTGAAAAACAAAATATAAAAAAAATAATTCAAGAGCAATATAAAAAATGTGCAGAAGACCCTGTATATTTTATGCGACAATATTGTTATATTCAACATCCAATTCGTGGAAAAATAAAATTTAATTTATTTCCATTTCAAGAAGATTCATTAACTACATTACAAAACAATAGATATAATGTTATTTTAAAATCTAGACAATTAGGTATATCAACATTATCTGCAGGGTATGCTTTATGGTCAATGTTATTTAATGAAGATTTTAATGTATTAGTTATTGCAACTACCCAAGACGTAGCAAAAAATTTAGTAAGTAAAGTTCAAATAATGAATGAAAACTTACCAAGTTGGTTAAAAACAAATATAGTTACTAATAATAAATTATCATTAAAATTTGCAAATGGGTCAGAAATTAAAGCAATATCTAGTGCGTCTACTGGAGCACGTTCTGAAGCATTGTCATTATTAATAGTTGATGAAGCTGCATTCATTAGAAATATTGAAGAAATATGGGTAGCATCTCAAGCAACATTATCTACTGGTGGTGGAGCTATTGTTTTATCAACTCCTAATGGAATTGGTAATTGGTTTCATCAAACATGGGCAGATGCTGAAACTGGTGTTAATGGATTTCAAACAATAAAATTAGATTGGACATTACATCCAGAACGTGATCAGTCTTGGAGAGATCAACAAACACAATTATTAGGTGAAAGAGGAGCAGCTCAAGAATGTGATTGTGATTTTATATCATCTGGACATACCGTAGTAGATGGATTAATTTTACAAGAATATGAATCTAAATGTATAGAGCCAGTTGAAAAAAGAGGATATGATAATGGTTATTGGATATGGGAGTATCCAGACTATTCAAAAAATTATATTGTAGTAGCTGACGTTGCAAGAGGTGATGGAGCAGATTGGTCTGCATTTCACGTAATTGAAGTACAATCTATAAAACAAGTAGCAGAATATAAAGGAAAATTGCCTCCTAAAGATTTTGGAAATATGTTAGTAACTGTAGCTACAGAATGGAATAATGCATTACTAGCTATAGAAAACGCAAATATAGGATGGGCGGCAATACAACCAGCATTAGATAGAAATTATGAAAACTTATTTTATACTTATAAAGATGATGGATATGTTGATTTAGAAATACAACTAAGAAAAGGATATGATCAAAAAGATAAATCACAAATGGTTCCAGGTGTTTCAACTACTTCAAGAACAAGACCATTAATGATTTCAGCATTAGAAATGTATATGAGAGAAAAAAGTCCTGTTATTTACTCAAAAAGACTGATACAAGAATTATTTGTATTTGTTTGGTTAAATAGTAAACCACAAGCACAAATAGGATATAATGATGATTTAGTAATGAGTTTTGCTATTGCATTATGGTTGCGTGATACAAGTTTAAAGTTAAGGCAACAAGGAATTGAATTAAATAAAAGAGCATTATCACAATTTCAAAAATCTGATAATATAGTTTATACTAATAAAACAAGATATAATAATGATGAATGGAATTGGAATAACGGTCAAGATAATGAAAATTTGTCCTGGCTTCTGTAGTTAGTTATATTTATAATAAATTAAAGATAAAATCATGGCGTCGTTAAGAAAACGTTTACAAAATTTATTTCGTACAAATGTCGTAGTTAGAAAATACGGAAAAGAAAAACTACGTGTAGTTGATACAAATCGATTACAATCAACAGGAAATTTAGCAGCAACAAAAATTACTGATAGATATTCTAGATTACATGGAACTAATAGACATGGATATGGATCATATGGATCTGCATTCGGAGGATATGATTCAAATTATTATTCTCAACAAAACAGAAAACAACTTTATACTGATTATGAAATGATGGACAAAGATCCAATTATTTCATCAGCATTAGATATATATTCAGATGAATCTACATTAGAAGATCAATTTGGAGATATATTAACTATTAAAACAAATAAAACACACATTCAAAAAATATTATATAATTTATTCTATGACGTATTAAATATTGAATTCAATATGTGGCCATGGGTAAGAAATATATGTAAATACGGAGACTTCTTTTTAAAATTAGATATTTCAGATGAAGTTGGAATAATTAATGCTAGACCATTATCTTCATATGAAATTGAAAGATTAGAAGAATTTGATTCTGAATCTGGTGAATATAATATAAAATTTAGACACGATATTAGTGAAAACGTTCAATATGATGTTTTTGAAATTGCACATTTTAGAATGTTATCTGATTCAAACTTTTTACCGTATGGTAGATCAATGTTAGAAGGAGCTAGACAAGAATTTCAAAAATTAACAATGTTAGAGGATGCAATGTTGATTCACCGAATCATGAGAGCTCCAGAAAAAAGAATTTTTAAAGTTGATATTGGTAATATTCCACCAAATGAAGTTGATACATTTATGGAACAAATTATCAACAAGATGAAAAAGATACCATATGTAGATAAAAATACTGGTGACTATAATTTAAAATTTAATTTAAATAATATGTTAGAAGATTATTATCTTCCTGTTAGAGGTGGTAATAGTCAAACAACTATCGATACATTACCAGGAATGGAATTTACCGGTACTGAAGATATTGAATATGTAAAAAATAAAATGATGGCAGCTTTAAAAATTCCTAAACCATTTTTAGGATATGATGAAGGAGTCGAAGGAAAAACTACTTTAGCGTCTATGGATATTAGATTTGCTAGGACAATAGAACGTGTACAAAAAATTATAGTTTCAGAATTATCAAAAATTGCAATAGTACATTTATATGCACAAGGGTTTGAAGGAGAAGATCTTATTGGATTTGAATTAGCATTAACTCCTCCATCGATTATATATGATCAACAAAAAGTTGCATTAATGAATGAAAAGATTCAATTAGCAGTTGCAATGAAAGATTCAAAATTAGTTTCTGACAAATACATATATGAATACATATTTAATATGTCTGAGGATGAGTGGTTAGAAGAAAGAAATAATGTAAATGAAGATTTAAAATTAAGATTTAGACAAGCACAAATTGAGCAAGAAGGAAATGATCCAACATTAACAGGCGTATCATATGGTACTCCGCACGATTTAGCATCAATGCATATGAGTCATGATGACGTAATAGATAAAGATGCAGGAGGAAGACCGCCAGAAGGAATTAAATACGGACAACATAAAAATCATATGGGATGGGATCCGACAGGAGCAAAAACAGTAAAACAAGCAATGAGTACTACATTTCAACCAGACCCAAGATTTAAAACAGCAAAGAAAACAGTAGCGACAGAAAATGCCGATATTCTAAGAAAACTTAAAAAAAATAGATCCAAAGTATTATTTGAAAAATCTAAAAAACAAGATGATTCTGGATCATTATTAGACGAAAACAATATTTTATAATTAACATCATATTTATATGAAAAGAACCATGCACTAACATGAAAAATTTAAAACATTCTAAGTATAAAAATACTGCTATTCTTTTTGAAATGTTAGTTAGAAAACTTACATCTGAAACATTAACTTCAGACAAAACTGTTACTGTAGAAATCATCAAAAAATATTTCGGTAAAAATACAGTACTTTCGAAAGAGTTACAACTATACAATTCATTGATTAAAGAATCATTTAAAACAGAAGCACAAACATTAGAATTTATTAGAAGTTGTAAAGCAGCTCATAATAAACTAAATAAAAGCTCATTGCGTAGACAACGATATAATTTAGTAAAAGAAATTTCAGAAAATTTTGATTTTCAAAAAATATCAAAAATTCGAATAAATAATTATAAAGAATTAGCTTCTGTATATAAAATATTTGAATATACTGAATCCGATAATCCTAAACAATTATTAGAATGTAAAAATGTTATTGTTGAATATATGGTAACTGATACTAAAACATCTAATCAAAAAAATATTGTTTTAGAAAAATATAAATCTCATGATAAAGATGTTAGATTATTAGCATATAAATTGCTAGTCGATAAATTTAATAAAAAATATTCTTCATTAGATGAAAATCAAAAACAAGTACTCAATAAATATATTGTTCATGTTAATGATACTGAGTCATTAAAAATTTATTTAGAAAGTATATTACCAAATATTAAAAAAGAATTAAAAGAACAAGTATTAAAAATAAATGATCCTGTTACAAAAATAAAAGTAGATAAATTATCTGAAATGCTTTGTAACGTAAAAACAATTAAAACGGTTAATGAATCACATATTTTATCAATACTTAGATATTTTGATTTAATTAAAGAACTAAAACAGGTAAACAGATGAAATCATTTTTAAAAGAAATAGAATCTAAATTTGCAAACTTACAAGAACAAGATCAAGATGGAGATAAGGATCAAGATTTTGCAGATGTTCAAATTGCTAGAATGGTAGCTTCTGGAATATCCAAAGAAGATGCAATTGCAAAAGTTAAAAGTAAAAAATATAATGAAGAAGCTAAACCTGACTTTTTAGATCTAGATAATGATAATGATACAGAAGAGCCAATGAAACAAGCTGCTAAACAAGCAAACGAAGTTATTAAAACATCAGATCCAGATGCAGCTGCAGAAATGCAAAAAAAGAATCCAAACGTTGATATTGAATTAACAGAAGATGAGTTAGGAGAACAAAATGTTACCGGTTCTATTGCAGGGTATCAGACACCAAATGCATTTTCAACAAGAGCTCAAGCTAAAAAGAAAAAGAATATGAAGTATGAGTCTGTATCAAAAGCAATGGATAAAAAATATGAAGCAATGATTGAATCATATTCTAAATTTGCAACAGGCAATCCAAAATCAACTCCTTCTCAAACTGTTAATGGTACTATTAAAGAAGTTGCAAAAAAATTACAAGAGATAGAACAATTAGTTAGATATACGTCTAGATTAAAAAATGAATCTGGTATTGCTGGATCTACATATGGAAGATCTACTAGTAATGCATTAAATAAAATATCTGAAAGATTAATTAAAATATCTGAAAGAGTTAGAAGTTTGGGAGAATAGAATGAAAGGCTTATTAGTAGAATATATTCCGTTTAAACCTATAGGTGCTGTTAATGAGCAAATGGGAAAACAATATGGATTACCAGGAGGATTAGTTGTACAAGGTGTTTTACAAAGAGCAGGTGCTAAAAATCAAAATGGTCGTGTATATCCGAAACATATACTAGATAGAGAAGCTAAAAAGTATCAAAAAGAATATATCAATCAAAATAGAGCATTAGGAGAATTAGATCATCCTGAATCGTCAGTTGTAAATTTAAATAATGTTTCTCACAATGTTTTAAAAATGTGGTGGGAAGGCGATGATTTAATGGGAGCAGTTCAAATATTAGAAACACCAGCTGGCAAAATTTTAAAATCATTATTTGAAGCTGGTATTACATTAGGAATATCTAGTAGAGGGTTAGGTTCAGTAAAAGAGCTTTATAAAGAATCTGCAGTAGAAGTTCAAGAAGATTTTGAATTAATTTGTTTTGATTTTGTATCTAATCCATCAACTCATGGAGCATTTTTAAGACCAATGAATGAATCAGTAAAGAAAATAAATAAAAAAGATTATAACAAAGTAAATAATATTATTACATCAATTTTATGTGATAGTGGAAAATGTAGGATTTTACCATGAAAATAAAAGAATTATTAGAAGCATTAGAAAGAGAACAGGCAGAAGTAACAACTGAACAAAAGCGTGAATTTGTTAATGCTGTTAAAGGATATTCTCAATTAGGAGAATCTGTATATGGTAAAGGTGATTTAAAAGAACTATGTGAAAAAATAAAGTATATGGTTGAAATGGCTCAACAAGTAACATTGGCAGAAGGAGATTGGTTTGATGGTATTACTGTTAATAGACATATGAAAGGTTTAAATGAGTCATATAAAGTTTTTGAAAAAACAGCTCAAGAAATTTCTAGACTACAAGAAAGACTTTCTGCTTCATATGAAGATATAGGTCAAGGATTAAATAAATACTTTGATATACATTAATTTTGAATTTAGAAAAAAAATTATTATAATAAAGGAAATAGATGTCAAATTTTGATAACATGTACCATGATTTTTTTGGAATGAAGTCTCAAACAAACGAAGCTGATTTATTAAATAAGTTAACTGATTATAAAGGAGGCTTTTTATATAAATTAATAGATCCATCAACAGCTGGTAATGTTAAAGCAGATATACAAGCTTTCTTAAATAAAAAAGGAATGCATGTTATTAAAACAAAATTTGATGATGCTGCAGGTAAAGGATTCTTTTATGTTAGACTAGGAGAAGATCCTGCTAAAGAATCACAACGAATTCAAGGATTTGTAAGTCAATTACCAGAAGTATCTAAATTTAAATTTACATTAAGACCAATACAAAAAGTTACAAATAATCCAAACGATGAACAAACACCACAAATACCATAAATCAATAGTACCAGGAAATGCTTTTTCAACAAAAGTAATTAATAAAGATATTAATTTTGCATTAAGATCTTGGAAAAAACAAATTAAAATATCCGGTACATTAGATATTTTAAAATCAAAACAAGAATTTGAAAAACCTAGTATAACAAAAAGAAGAGTTAAAAACTCAGCTATACACAAACAATATCTTCAAGATTTAAAATCTTTTTAATTTTATTTCATTTTTTTATTTTCGTCTATATTTATAGTAAATACGTTATCTCTATATAGCGTCAATTATTATTAATTATTCTATTAAGATTACAAATAATCTTATTTCCAAAACAAAATTTAAGGAGAACAAGTAATGGACGGAAAATCGGACTTACTAAAAGAAGCGATTGCTGACGCTAAAGCTGTTAAAGAAACTGCATTAGCAAACGCTAAAATAGCTCTCGAAGAAGCTTTTGCTCCTAGAATTCACAATATGCTATCAACAAAACTTTCTGAAGATTTGTATGAAGACGAAATGGAAGACGAAACAACTACAGCCCCGGTGGATGAAGTTGAAGTAGCTGAACATGACGTTATGTACGAGCCTGAAGCAGAAGGCGGAGAGATGGATGCTGCACCTGCACCTGAAATGGATGCTGAAATGGACATGGAAATGCCAGCTGAAGAACCAGCTGTCGATGACATGGAAATGGAAGGCATGATGATGAAAGATGTAGATGAAGATCCAACTGATGTTAATAGTGGTGTTGAAGAAGATCTAGAATTAGAAGCAATTATTAGAGAGTTAGAAGAAGATTTAAATGAAGAAGAATTAACTGAAGAAGAGTTAACTGAAGAAGAAATAGCAGAAGATGCTCATAATAAAGACGCTGCTGATTCTACTGATTCAAAAGGAAATGATCTAATGGCTGAACCTAAAGATATGAAAAATGAAGAATTCAATATTGATGAAATCATTGAAGGTATTTTAGCAGAAGACGATGACATTAACGAAGAAGAAGTAGTAACAGAAGGCGAACACGAAGACGAAGATAAAGATTCCAAAGAAAAAATGGATGAAATATCTGAAGAACTTACAGAAGCATATTCTACTATCGAATCTTTAAGAGACACAATTAATGAAGTTAATCTTTTAAATGCAAAACTTCTTTACACGAATAAATTATTTAGAAATTTTGAATTATCAGAAAATCAAAAAATGAAAGTAATTGAAAACTTTGATAGAGCTGGTAATACAAGAGAAGTTAAACTTGTATTTAGTACATTAGCAGAAAATTTTACAGTTCCTGTAAAAAAGAGAAAAGTAGTTAAAGAAGGCACTGCCTCTAAAGCAACTCAATCAACTGCTCCTGCAACTAAAACAATAATTAACGAAGGTAATGAATTAGCTAACAGATGGAAGAAGTTAGCAGGATTACTAGGTTAATTAAAAAAAAGGAAAATAAAAAATGGAAATTTCATCTTTATTAGAAGATAATAATCCTTCCCAAAGAAATGCAGCAGTAAAAACTGTAACTAAATGGGAAAAGACAGGTCTTCTAGAAGGTTTAAAAACCGAAACTGAAAAAGCAGGTATGGCTCAGCTTCTTGAAAATCAAGCTAGACAACTTGTAAAAGAAGCTTCATCTACTGGTACTACTGAAGGATCAGAAGAATGGGCAGGTGTTGCTTTACCATTGGTAAGAAGAATCTTTGCTGAATTTGCAGCAAAAGAATTTGTTTCTGTACAACCAATGAACTTACCATCAGGACTAGTATTTTATTTAGATTTCAAATATGGAACTGAAAAAGCTGGATTCGATGGCGATAACTTAAACAGAACAGGAGAGCCATTTGCTTCTCCAAATGCTGATGATTCTATGTTTGGTGTAACTACTACAGCTGATGACCCAACAGGCGGTCTTTATGGTGCTGGTAGATTTGGTTACTCAATTAATGAATTAGCAGTAACTGCATCAGGTACTGTTGCAGCTGCAACATCTGCTTCTGTAAATTATGACTCTGCTTATACAGATACTGGTATAGCAAATCATAAAGTAGTTAGTGTACCATTATCATCATTATCAGGATCTGACTCATTAGCAGTAAGATCATTTATTATTACAACTGGTTCAGGTGGTACTGTAAATCAACTTAGTGCATTTACAAGATTATCTACGGATAAAACTAAAGTTGAATTTGTAATTACTGGATCAGGCGGATTAGCTCCAGCTGGTACACGTGATTATATCATAAAATATAGTGCACAACCATCTGATATATCTAGAGGAGATTTTGAAGATTCAAATCCTTTCAAAGGATCTGGTGCTGGTACTGGTATCGACAATGGTACTGATATTGACATTCCAGAAGTGAATCTAGAAATGCAATCAGATCCTATAGTAGCTAAGACTAGAAAGTTAAAGGCTGTATGGACTCCTGAATTTGCTCAAGATTTAAATGCATATCACTCAATTGACGCTGAAGCTGAATTAACTTCAATGTTAAGTGAATATGTATCAATGGAAATTGATCTTGAAATTTTAGATATGTTAATTAACGGTGCATTAACAACAGAATATTGGTCAGCTAAC